ACACCGAGGCGACGGGGGATGCTCCATCACTGACCATCCGAACGGTCACGACGGTATCCAACTGGCGAGGAAGGTGATGATGACGAGGATGGCGATCGCGAGGGCGACGGCTTCGACGTCCTTCCATACGTCATCCTGGTCGGCCCGGTGTGCCATGAAGTACGGCACGGGACGGGCGATGGACCGGCGCGCAGGCGGGATCGAGTGCCCGACGCATCCCCGGACGCCACAGCGGCCCATCGTCATCGGGTGGCCCCCTTGCGCTGCTTGCCGAGACTGTCGGCGCGGTATCGCTCGACTTCGGCCTCGGTCACGAACCACGGGCCAGCCTTGCCCATCCGACGGGCGGCGAGCCTACCGTTCTTGATCTGTCGCCGGAGCGTGGACGGTGCGAGGTCGAGCGCCTTGGCGGCTTCGGGGATGGTCACGCGAGCGTCACTTCGTCCAGTTCGACGCTGAACGCATAGCCGCGATCCTCTGGGCCGACGCCGATGCGACCCGGTCGGTCATAGTTCTTGCGGGTCATCAAGTCCTTGACGACGAGCCGCTGGCCGCGAGCGTAGACGATCGTCCCGCCCTTGCCGCGCTTCTGTTCCGTCAACTGTTCCTTGGTGAGAGTCATTCGGTGTGCCCCTCTTCGTGGTTGGGTGGCTTCGAGGATGGTCATGCGTCGAACGGCTTGTGATGGCCGCGCGGCCAATCGCTGAATATGCCTGCGCCCCACTGGGAGTCGTAGTCGGTCACGTCGCAGTCGTAGCAGTGGCGCAACCCGTTGACTCGCATCGACCAGCGATGACCGCCGTGGTCGTGGTGACCCTCGTGGTTTATGTCAAGCTGGCAAGCCGCCTGCTCGCTGAAGGGCTTGGACTCGTCGCGAACGTAGCACTTGATGCGAATCTTCGTCTTGCCTGTCGCTGTCGTCATTCGGTGTGCCCCTCTCGTGTGCCCTGATATGACGACAATACGCGCCGCGCGTATATGTTGCAAGGGGTCAGATTGTGGAGACTTTGCAAGCTTGCGGACAAAGAGAAAGCCCCCGCCCCTGCCGAAGCAGAGACGGGGGAGGAGGGGGAGTTACGCCGGAGCGCCGGTACTCAGGGTCCAGACCTTGAAGTTGCGGAACTTGCCGGTTGCGCTGAATGTCACCAGCCCGACCCGATCGGAGGTCACCCGGAAGGTCGCGACCGGGAGCAGGATATTGCCCTTGAGCACGCCGTCGAGATAGAGGCTGGCCCACGACCCACCGATGACCATGCGCAGCTTGTACCAGGTCTGGATGGCGAGCGTCGTGCTGAGTGTGAAGTAGGCGGTATCAACGTCACGGTCCACGCCGAGGATGTCGCCCTGGTGGTCAACGAAGTACATGATCCCGTTGTTGCTGGCCGAGTCGGAGACGATGATGCCCGCGATCTGGTTGGCCGTCGTGCCGGTGTCCACGTAGACCTCGGCCTCGATGATCGCCCCATAGCCGAGCGGGACGAGGGTGTCGAACGTCGCGACCCGCGACACGGAACCGGCCGTGTCGGTCTGGATGATCTCGGTGCCGTTACTGCTCCACGTCCCGTCGCGTGCCGTCCAGCCGGTGAAGGAGGTGCCGGGTTGGGACACGTCGAGGTTCCATCCGAGCGCACTGCCGGAGCCGCCGGACGTGTTGGTGATGGTGATGTTCTGGCCGGACACGGTCAGCGCGATGCCGCTGCCTGCCTGGAGGTTGACCAAGCCGGTGAGGCTGTTGGACCCGTTGCTCTGGATGCCCGCGACCCCGCCGCCGAGCGACGTGATGGTCATCGTGTTCGAGGTGGCCGACAAGACGATGTTCGATCCGGCCGAGAAGTTGGCGATGGGCCGGGTCAGTCCGTTCGAGCCGTTGGCCGTGATGAGTTGCACGAAGTTGAGAGCGGCCAGTCCGCCGCCGGCGATCTCCACGTTGGAGTTGAGCGACACATAGCCGGTTGACCAGCCGGCCAGGATGACCGGCTGGCCGTTAGGTCCGAAGTTGGTGATCTTCATGCGGCGACCCAACTGAAGCCCGAGAAGCCGAAGCCACCGCCGCAGGTCACGAAGTCGGACACGATGACATCCACGATATGGGTACAGAACGTCCCGCCGTGGCTGCTCACGTTCATCGAGATGGAGTCGCCGGATTGGAAGACCGTGGTGGCGTCAGTCGTCGTGGTGTCCAGGATCTCGCCGAGGTAATGGAACAGGGTAGCCGTCATCTCACGGGTACCGCCGGCGGCGATGGCCGTGTTGATCGTGATGGTCCCATCGCCGACGACGACCAACCGGATCGTGTTCTGTGCGCAATCGCCGCCATAGTCGATGCCTGCGAGGTTGAAGGTGGCGAAGTTCCAGGCACCGGCGAAGCCGGGCGTCGGATGGCGCGGCGTCCCGATGCCCGGCTTGAGATAGAGGACGTTGCCGGTGCCGGCCGATGTCCCCGACAGGTTCGGGCCAAAGCTGCCGGTGGCGGTCGGCGAGGCGCACGATGAGAACGTATGGCTCGGCGTCAACTCGAGGCCGATTGTGTAGGACTCCTCGGATGTCTGGGTGACCGTCCGCGACAGCGCCCGCATCCACGAGAACGACTCGTAGCCCGGCAGGTGCGAGAACTTGCAGACGACCGCCATGCCCTCTTTGAGATGGTTGACCTTGGCATTGGGGACGACAAAGCTGGTCGAGATGTTGTCCGACTCGGTCGCCGCATCGGCGAGGTAGCGGGTCGCCCGCGCGAGTGCCTTGGCATGGGATCGCACGTTGACGGCCGGCGCCAGCGTGTCGCGCGGCTGGTAGGCCGTCGCGATGGCCGGGTCGGTGACATAGACCTCGCCGCCGTCATACGGCAGGATGATCCCCGAATAGACCCGTGACGGGTCGCGGTTGAGGCGCGTATCCGCCTCGGATACCGCGAAGGTCGTGACCGAGTCCACGTCCGCGAGCACATTGGACAGTTGGAGCGTGGACGGATAGGCCGACGACGAAGCGAAGTCATAGAACAGCGAGTGCCGCTCGGACGGGTCGTTGACCACGAGGAAGAAGTTCTTGCCACTCGCCTGCGAGCAATCGTCGAGGATGTCCTGGTTGCGCTGGTTGCGATAGTCCACCGCGTCCATTGCCACCGGCGAGGCCGTCGAGACGAGCGTCGTGCCGAGCACGAGCGCCCCGAACTCGGTCGTGGTCTGGAGCCACTGGATGCGCTGCACGTCGGTCTCGGCCGGTCGGTTGGCGTCCGCACCGCGCATGATCCGGCGGTTGATGATGGAGTTCTGGTCGGCCAGGTTGACCGACCAGCGGCGCGATTGGCCGGTCAGCATCGACGGCCCGCGGGCGATGTCACGGTCGGCCGTCCAGCCCTTGTAGATCAACTGGCTGCCGACGGTCTCCTCCGTCTCATGGACGGTGACGCCGCGCAGCCCGAGGATGTTGATCCCGGCGTCCGGGTCATCGACCACGATCTGCGACATGGCGACCGAACCCTGTTCGGCCTGCGACTTGACACTCAGCTGGTAGGCCCGGACGCGGTCAGAGATATCGACGTTGGACGATGCCGACACGCCGTCGACGATGTGGACGCTGTAGTGGACGCGCATCGCCATCAGAGGGGTCTCACCGTTCGCGGTCCGTAATGGACCCGGCCGAGCCGGTCGGCGGGCCATAGCGGTACTGGATGACGGTTGACTTCTGGACCGCTGCGGGCGTGACCGCCACGTTGACCGTGACCAGCGGCACGGGCAGCGAGCGCAGCGCCCCGGCCGTCTGGGCGGCAGCACCACGGACCGCCGCGTCGAGGCTGTTGGCCGAGTTGCGGGCGGCGACGGTGCCGTCAGTGACCGCGCTACGCAATCGCTGCTGCTGCTTCTCCAGCGCGTCCGAGTGCCGGTCCGCGGCGGCCGATGCCTTGGCGATGGCGGCGGCGGCGTTGGCGGCGGCGTTCGGTGCCTGGCCCTCGCGCAACGGATTGGTCACGAGAAAGCCCCGGCGACCCGTTCCACGATGGCCGCGCAACCCCGACCAGGGTCGGTCCGGGGACGGGCCGATGAGATGGCGCGTGTCCTCCCTGGTGGCCTGGTCCGCCAGTTGCTTCGCGATATCCGCCCGCATCTTGCGCAGGTTGTCGAGCGCGTCACCCTGCACAAGTACGTTCAGCGGGTTGGCTTCCAGCGACCGGATACCGTCGTCCACGCCCTTGAGTCCATTGAGCAGGTCCGCCCTTGATGGGTTCTTCGCGAGCCATTGGCTCGTCTGCTTGTCGATCGCCTGCGACTGGGCCGTACTGGCGTCCGAGATCCCTTGCCGCACATCGTTGACCAGCACCGCCAATCCGATCGCCTCTCCGATGAGGAAGACCTTGGACGCCAGCCCGAGTCCGGTCTTGGCCGCGCCCGCTATGCCCCCACCGACTCCACCGACTCCACCGGCGACGTTGACGACCGCGGCCTGCACGTTCATCACGCCGATCTTCTTCAACGCGAAGTCGAGCGCCCCGCCGATGAGGTTGGTCACCAATCCGCCGGTTAGCTTGTTGAGTCCCCAGCCCGTCAGGACCGCGGTCTGGACCCACGCCGGGAGCGACGTGAATGCATCGAGGACAGCCTTGGCCCCCGTCCCCGCCAGCCGCAACGAGTCGCCGATGGCGCTCCACGGCAGCTTCTGGGCGGTCGTGATGAGCGAGTCGAGCCCGCGCGCCAGGCCCTTCCCGAAGTCGCGTATCTGGTCCAGCGCACCGGGCTTGGCGAGTCCGGTGCGGAAGATATCAGCGACCTTCTCGAGGACCGGCAGGAACCCCTCGGCCAGTGCCCGTTGCGCGTCCTCGGTGGTGTCCTTGATGAGGTTCAGCGCGCGGTGATATGGCCCCTGTGACGTGTCCGCGGCATCTTTCAGGGTCCGCGTCAGGATCGCGAGCAGAACCGCCTGCGCCTGCACCTGCTTGCCCGCGTCGATGCCCGCCTTGTAGTCGGCGGCCTTGCCCTTGTCAAGCTTCTGGAGCGCGGCAAGGTGCTTCTGTTGGGCCTTCGACAGCGCATAGACCCCGGCCAACTGCTTCTGGTCCTGCGCCGTCAGGACCACGCCCGCCCTCGTGAGCCGCGCCGCCGCCTTGGTCGGGTCGGCGAGCACCTTCGCCAGCAGCGTCGATGCACTCTGGACATCGCCGGTCTTGGCCGCTAGGTCGGTCATCACGACCAGCGCGGGACGCAGGTTGGCCGAGGTCACCTTGCCGAAACGAAGCAACGTCGCCGCCGCCGCGGTGATGTCCTTGTCGTCGAAGGCGGCATGGACGCTGGCCTCGATCTCGTTGGCCCAGGCCGCGACCTGACCGCTCGTGACCTTGCCGGTCTGGCCCATCTGCTTGATCGCCCCATCGACCGCGGTCGTCGCGTCCTCGAGCTCGGCGAGACTGTTGATCCCCTTGTCCACCTGGACGGCCAGCAGCCCGATGCCGGTGGCGACCGCCGCCGTGCCGATGACCAGGCCGCGCTTGATGCCAGTCCCGATCTGGGCGCCGGCCTTGAACCCTCGCGACTGCCGGTCGAACTTGCCCAGCTCGGCCCGCGTCTTGGCGAGTTGGGAGTTGAAGTTGCCGCCCAGCGTGAGCTTGACGGCGAGGTTGGCGGTCTCGGCGAATGCCATCAGGTCTCCGGGGTGTAGTCGGGGTCGAATGGGATCGTCCGCTTGGTGGCGACATACCGGGCGGCCAGTGACGCCTCGGCTTGCAGCGCCTCGGTGTCGGCCTTGCGAACATGGACGCCGTACTCGCGCTCATACAGCAGACGCAACAATCCAGCCGCCTCCACGAACGACTCGGGGCGGACGCCGAACTCGGCTAGGAGGATGAGCGCGACGGCGTCCGGGGCTTCGGCGATGACCTCCGGCGAGGCGGGGTTGATCCGCCGGTCGGCCCATTCGCCGAGGACACGAGCGGCCGCCGGCCTAAAGGGGCGAATATCTGGACACCGTAGATGTCGTCGGCGCGCTCGCCGAGTTCATACGCATCCTCCCATCGCAGCGCAGCTAGCCGTTCGCGGGTGACCGGCACTGGACCATCTTCATCGACCACGTTCCAGGCCACCACGCCGCGCCCGATCATCACCGGGACGGCGTACTCGGCGGTCTTGGCGAGGCGGTGGGCCTCGACGTCCAGCGACGGGTCGGCCAACACGTCGCGGTCGGTGTCAGCCAGCGCACGCTGGATAGCCGCCAGGGCCTCGACCCCGCCCGGATAGTCCAGGTAGGGCCGGAGCTCGGCGACGTCTCCGTCGGGGTGGGGCGTTCCCGGACAGGTGCAGTCGCGGAACCATACGGGGACGTTGTCAGGCATAGCGAGCATCGCCTTTCAGTGCTACGGCAGGGCTGCCAGCGAGTTGAGCACGGTCGCCTTGACCGCGTAGGCCAGGGTGGCGTCGTAGAAACCGTGGTAGGTCAAGACGAGGTGAGCATTGTTCTCGATTTCACCATCCGCGACCGAGAACAGCCGGACCGGCAGGAAGAAGTCGGCCGCGCAGGTCGTGACCGTCCCGGCCAGTTCGAGCGAGTTGATGCTGATCTTCATATAGCGGTTGGGCGTCGGGGTGTCATCGGCGGTGATGAACTCGGCGATCGTCTGGGTCGTCTTCTCCACGATGAGCTCGACCGTGATCTCACGCGGACCGCGCCCGAACGCACCCAGCGCGAAGCGCGTGTTACTGCCGTCGGCGAACCGCTTCTGGTCCAGGTTGTTGTTGATCGTGAGGGTGACGCCGCGCACCGCCGCCGCCACCGGCGTGGCGCCGATGCTCCCCGGCGTGGGGTTGAGATAGACCGTCGTATCGGCACCGAAAGCGAACTTGGGATTGGCGTCCACGGTCAAGGCGCCGGTCCGGTTGCCGTAGACCGCGGAGGCGGCGATCCAGTCGTCGTTGACCGTCCACGGGCCGAGGTCCGCCGGCATCGTCTGGCTGAACTGATTGATGACCGCCCCGACGGCGTTGGTCCCGGCACCGGCCGAGTCGGATGTGTCGTCGCCGGTCTGGACGCTGTAATAGTCGAAGGCGTCCGCCGTCAGGCTGGCCGGCTGGAACGTCCAGGTATAGCCGGCACCGGCCGAACCGCTGGGCGTGACGCCGCCCTTGATGCCGGCCGACAATCGGATGGCCAGGTCATCGAAGGTCAGCGGTCCCGCGGCACCCGGCAGGGTCACCTCGGGCGCGACCTGGTACGGGCTGATGACCGGGTCGAGCGAGCCGACGTCGATATCGGGGTCGGTCCGGTTGGTGTTGTAGACGATGAGCGAGCGGTAGGGCAAGACGCGGGCGGCCGGCACGGCGGTCCCGATGACCGATTGCTTGCCGACCTGGATCTTGCGGAACCGCGTAAAGCCTTGCGCCATTGCGATCTTCCCTTCTCTCTGGGCTTCCCCGGATGTACGGCCCAGAGCGGGCCGTGGCTGCGAGCTAGGTGCGGCCTTCCGCGATGCTGATATTGGTGAAGGCGAAGCGCGTGGCGACGAACTGGCTGTCGTCGCCGATCGCCTCGTCGGCGATGGTCATGTCACTCCAGACGGTGCCCGCGATGATGTGCGGATAGGTCGTGAACCAGTCGAGCAGCGAGTCCACCAGGAGGTCATGCGCATCGGTCGTCTCGCCGTTGTCGGTTAGCCGGGTGACGACCACGATGCTCGGATTGGTGACCCGGTCGCGCAACCCCTGGCCGTGTGTCACGGTCTCTGGTCGCACGTCCAGATACGATGCCGGCAGGTCGGCGAACTGCGCCGGACGTGAACGATGGTGGCGCACGATCAAGGTCGGATGAACCGCGATATAGGCGTTCATCATCGTCGTGAACCCGGCCACGAGGTCCACCCGGAAGGTCGTCGGCATCCTAGTCCGCCTCGTTCCAGATCGCCACCACGACGTCTCCCAGGCCGGACTTGCGCGCCGCGTTGGCAACGCCCCGCTCGAAGAATGGCTGTGCCTTCATGCCCGCCGTGCTGGTGGCGAAGATGGCATCGCCGAGCGACTTCCCCTTTACGACCCGGCTGCGCCCAGACAGCCGGACCCTGGCTGGACCGCCGCCCGTCCAGCGCAGCGCCTTCTTGGTCGTCGGCACGATCCGATGATGCTTCGGCCCGAACAGCCCGGTACCCTTCTCGACAAACAGGCCATACGGCGCGTTGACCACGACGCGGGCGTAGGTCGCGGTCAACGCGCCGGGCACGATGGTTCGGAACAGGTGCCCCGTCTTGCGTGGGACGAGCGCCTGCGCCTCGTGGATGACCGACAACTGGAGCGCGTGCAGGATGGCCCTCGTGTCGCCGATGGCGTTCAGGCGGTGGATGAGCGCATCCATGCCCTGCACGTTAGACACCGGATACCGCCGTGCGGATGCGCCAGTCGCGCACGAACTCGTCGTAGCCGATGGGGTTGGCGGTGAGGTCGATGGTCTCCCCGGTCGGGGTCGTGATCGTCCCGGACGCACCGGATTTGGCCTGCCAGTAGAGCAGCGCGGTCATCGTCCGTGCCATCCCGACGACGTCGGACGGGACCGGGATGGGGTGGCCTTCCGAGCCGGAGATGACGAGGTCGTTGGGGATGCCGCCAGTGATGCGCGGGTTGTCCAGGTTCTTGTCCCACCAGCCGGGGTCGGCCTTGTACCAGCCTGCCCGCGACGTGTCGTAGTAGCGGAGCTGGATCGTCGTCGATACGTCGGGGTTACGGCGGTCGGGCAACATCCAGAAGCCCGAGCCCTCGGTCAGCGAGACGCCGTTGAGGGTGACGGTGCGGGTGTTGCTGCCGTTGGCCGGGGTATCGCGGATGACGATGCTCGCCTGGCCGTCCGTCGAGTAGTGGTGCGAGGTGTTCGAGGTGTAGGCGAACGTCCGCCCGGTGTCGCGCTCGAGGCGTGCCTCGGCCACCGGGATGAGCGATGAGATCAACTGGTCGTCACCCGTTCCGGTGAGCCCGAGATAGGTCTTGACTTCAGCTAGCGATACGATCGACATCGGCATCCTCAAGCATGGCGGCGAACTGGGCGGCGGCGCGATCCCAGGAGAAGGACCGGATGACGTGCAGGCGACCCGCCGCACCGAGAGCACGGCGGCGGGCTGGATGGTTGATGAGTGACAGGACCGGCTCGACGAACGCGCGTCCGTCCGGCACGCCCCAGTCCATGCCGTAGCCGCTGTGATAGCGGACCGGTTGCGCGTATGAGTCGTGGAGGACCGGGACCATGATCCCGCCATCGCCGACGACCTCGGCCTCGGCGGCCCAGTCGGTGACGACGACCGGGACCTCGCACGCGAGCGCCTCCGCGAGGTTGAGGCCAAAGCCCTCGCCCCCGGTGGTCGAGACGTAGACGTCCGCGGCGTTGACCAGGACGACCAGCTCCGCGGTTGTCAATCCGCGGAAGGTGTCATGGGCGTTGCTGATGAGGAACCGCTTGGCGATGTCCTCGGGGAGCCGGGCGACCTCCTGCCCGAGGTCGAGGTTGCCATCCTGTGGCGCGCAATGGATGAGCACGTCGGTCTCGGGCGAGCGTCGGAGCACCTCGGCCATCGACTCGATGAACGTGTGGTAGAACTTGCGCTCGACCAGCCGGTCTGAGCGGAGGATGAGCGTCCGGTTCGGATCGAACCCGATGTGGCGCTTGCAGGCGTCCTTGGTCCCGAAGCGTTTGCCGCCCGAGATGAGCGGATCGGACATCGACGGCGGGCGGAACGTCTCGGTATCGACCCCGTGGTAGACCATCGGGACCGGCTTGCCGATGTGCTCCGAGATGACCCGCTGCCCGTACAGGCTCATCGCCACCGGCTGGAACAGCGCCCAGACGTCGCGCCATGCCGGGTGCAGGTTGTCGCCCTCGATAGGGCAGTAGTGATAGACCGGGACCGTCCGCCAGGCCGCGACCGAACTGCCGATGTAGCCCAGCAGCCCGGACATGTCGGCGATGACGAGCACCGCATCGGGCTTCCAGTCGTCCGTTGAGTCGAGCCGCGGCCAGAGCGTCCCGACGATGGCCGCCGCTCCGGGGTCCTGGACGAACTGTTGCAGGAACGACGTCGGCCAGACCCGACCCGCGAGCGGTCCCTTCGTCGGCTCGCCGCGATGGTTCATGGCGAGGACCCGGACGTCATGGCCCGCGGCCAGGAGCCGACCGCCGATCTCCTCGGTGACCACGCCAAAACCTGTGTGTGAATAATGTCCAAAAACTAAAAGCCGCATGATACACCGCGTTCCGGTAGCCTCACAGGATCGTCTCGAACATCGCCCGGATGGTCCGCTCCTCCTCGTCGAACGACACGACCTCGCGGAAGCGCGCCGCGGCATTGGCCGACATCCGCTCGATGCGCTCGTCATCGAGCGAGTGGATGAGCCGCACCACGTC